TCAGACGAATCGGCGTCGATCTTCGCATCCGGCAGCGCCGCCAGCGCCGCCTCCACCCGGGCCTTGAACGACTCGGCGAACTTGCCACCTGCTGACTCACCGCCGGCCGCTGCCGCACCCGTCGCCTTCGACGACCCCGAAGCGATGCCATCGACGATCGACGCCCCTATGCGAGACGCGATCCGCTCGCCCATCTGACGGCCGATGTCATCGGCCAGGGCGGTGGACGGCGGCATCACCTGCGGTGTGAGCCGCTGCGTCCACGAACTGGCGTCAGGAACGACCGAGACGCTCACCGATCCGACGTTGATTCCGGTCATCGATCACGCTCCTTTCGCTCTAAGCGCCTGGAGGTAGGCGACTTGCTGCGGAGACCGCAACCGACGGATGTTCGACACACCCGGTCGGGGTGTCGGCTTGGGAGGATCCGGCCTCGGTTCGAGGCCCCCCGCTACGGCATCGACGTATTCGAGGCGGTGAATCGAGTCGAGAAGCTGGGCCATCTGGTAGTTGATGAGCGCCCAGGGTCCGAACTTCTCTTCGCCGTCATCCACCAGACGGGGCTCGGCGGTGTCTCGCAACACCGTCTGCGTCCAGGAGTCGGCCGGCAGTCGAGTGACGAGCACCCACAGCCGCCGGTACGACAGTCGCCCACGGTAGAGATCCCGCAGATCGATGCCGTACCAGCGCTGCAGGTCAGCCTCTACCGTCTCGGCATGGACCTCGAGCCATTGCGAGACCTCGACGATTTTCCCACCGTCTCACCGGCCGCGGCCTGCCAAGCTGCGAAGAACGCCTCGACGTCATCGTTGGTGGGGTCGGCGTCGGCCCAACTGGCCCAGTCCTGATCGCTCAGGGTGATCTCGGCCCAGCCGTCGAAGTTGCCTTCGCGCAGCATCGTGTTGGCCCGACTCTTCCACCGCCCCGGCGGCGGGACGGTGATCCCGACCGATCCGCCCTCGGTGGAAAGAGTGACTTCGACCCCATGGTCCTCAGCGGTCGCGTCTGCTCGGAGCTGCTCCACGGCCTCGGCCATCAGCCGGCCACGGCATCAAAGAGGTACTTGCGGGACACGGCGATGCCGGTGACGTCGTCGGGGTAGGCGGTGACCGTCATGCCGTACTCGGTGATCGCCCCGGTGGTGTAGGTGGGGTTCTTCCTGGCAGTGATCTCTGCCTTCGGGCAGTAGAACCGGCCGTGGTTGGTCCCCTCGAACACGTCGAAGACCCACGCCCGAATATCGGTCTTGCCCGATACGTCATCGACGATGGACAGCAGACTGCCGGGCGCGCCGGCAGTGGTGGTGGCAACCGTGACGTTCGGGGTCACGCCGCCGGTCAGGTCGCTGGTGGCGGTCAGCTGTGGGACGGACTGGCCGGCTAGGGCGCCGACGAAGGTCACCGTATACGGACCGCCGGGAGCGCCAGTGACGGTCACGTTCCCGGTGCCGATGGCCGGCAGGGCCTGCAGTGCCGACTGGACGGCGGCCGGGGTCGCGTTGTAGGGCAGGTCGGTGGTCGCCACGTCGCCGAAGGTGAGCACGAACGTGCCACCGGTCGGGGTGCCGGTGATCGTAACGGTCTGCACTGCGTTGACGCTGGCACCGGTGGGGACCGGCGTCGGAGTCCGGTAGAACAGGCCGAGAACGCTGGGGTTACCTTCGAGGCAGTTGATGTCGAAGGTCTTGGTCTGGGCGGTGATTACCGACTTGAAGTCGGCGATGGAACCCCACCGCTTGAACGAGGTGCGCGTCTCGGCGGCGGTTTCCACGAGGCCAGCCGTGGAGATGGCACCCAGGTCCACCCAGGGGGCAGAGAGGGGGGACATGTCGGCAGGTTCCGGCGTCCCATAGGGGGAGACGGAGGCGATCCCGTCGCTCATGGCGAGGGCGTAGTCGGTATCAACAGCCATTGGTGGGTCCTTTCATCGGGTTCGGAGATGCAGGCGATAGGTGGCGCCGAAACGCCGGAGGGTGATGTCGTCGTAGGGCCGCCAGGACGGGCCGGTCACCGTCTGGGTCTTGGTGACCACCGCGGCGACTGAGCCGACGACGTGGCGGGTGTTCGGCAGGCCGACTCTGATCGCGTTCTCGACAGCGAGGGCCAGGGCCAGTGCGGCGGCGCGACCGGAGCCATAGGAGTCGACCGACACCGTCGGCTGGTCGAAGCTCGGGATGTTGTCGTCGGCCGGGCCGCCGATTCTGAGCACCCGGACTACCGGGGCCACCGCAGCAAGGTCGGCAGGCAGCTCAGTCACGGCTCTGGCACCAACCGCTGCCGACAGCCAGGGGACCAGGATGGCCTCGATGTCCGCCACGGTGTCCTGACCGTCAGTCCGTGTTCGGGGGTAGGTCCGCCTCCGGCGGAGCGACCGGCATCGCTCTCACATCCGCCGCAGAAGGGGCGCCAACGGGACCGGGTGCAGGTTCGGCAACCGCAGGGGCAACCGCAGGGGCAACCGCAGGGGCAACCGCAGGGGCAACCGCAGGCGGCTGCCCGGGGACGCCGGCCACTGGGGTTTCGGCGTCGCAGACAATCACCCCGCGGCGCAGAGTCACATACATCTGCGCCTGGGCGTCGGCCACAATCACAAGATCGTGGCCGCCGTTGGCGGCGATGTCGCGGCTGTAGGTGAGACGGACCTGTTTCATCGGGTTCACTCCTTGGCGGCGTCGAGGGCTCGACCGAGCGTGTGATGGGGGTCGATGTTCTTGTTGCCGTACTCGACGTAGACGGCCTCGGGCGCGTCGTTGGTCACCCGGCCGTACGCCCGCCGGGTCTTGCCCTCCCTCACCCCGGAGTCGACGGAGAAAGAAGCCTTGTACCGACCGGCGTGCGGGTCGGAAGTCGACCCTACGGGAGCGTCGAGTTCGGCCGCCGCAGCGACCTTCTCGGCACGGCGGTGCATCTCCGCCTGCATCCGCTCAGAGCAGAGCATGTCGCCGATCCCCCGGTAATCAGCTTTGAAGTTGGCGGTCATCCGGTCACCCTCTTCAACTTGACGACGTTGCCGGGATGCCATCCGGTGAACGGCGACTGCCACACGTCGGTACTGCCGTCCACCTCGAAGCGAAGGCCAGCGACCTCGACAGCATCGATCGCTGCCGGGGCGACATTGGGAGGCAGGTAGATGGTCGGCTGGACGGTGAGAAGGTCCTGGCCTTGTACGAGCTCGACCGAGGTCCCCGGGTTGAACGCACCGTTCACCACCGTGGAAGCCTCGGCGAACACGTCGTTGCCGTAGCCGTCCTGGCCGGACACGGTCCGGGTGATGAGCGTGATCGGCTGATCGAGGAGGAAGCTCATATCCAACCGCTCCCGTCACCGAAGCCGTCGCCGACATACCCCCAGTTCCCCTCGTCCCAAGGGGCGAGGCCCTGGCCAGCGTTGGCCGGGGTGGTATCGATCGTGAACGCCCCGCCACCACCAGCAAGGCGACGCAGAGTCGCCTTGTTCGCTCGGGTCAACCACAGGCCACCGGCGACCGGCCCATAGTTGGCGGAGAATGGGCCGACAGTCTGCTGGATGACATTCGCCGGATTCCCGTAGGCACGGGCAGCGACATCCAACACGACAGCATCCGCACCGGCGGGAAGCGGATTGACGACCGACTGGCACAGTTGCGTGGCCAGCCCGATCAGATACGAGGCACGGGCGTCATCGGCAGTGACGCCGAGGTAGGTGCCAAGATCGGACGCAAGAACGGTCATTGACACCTACCTCCTGGCGGTCAGGACGGGCTATCGCCGACCGGCTGGTCGACGACGAGAGCAGACTGGGCAGCCGTCCGGCCCCGCGGCGACTTGGCGTTCGGGTCGACCCAGCCCTCGGGGGTCTGCGCCTGCGACGGGTCGTCGACCCACACCTGGGCGCCGGCCTTGCCGAGCGGACCGTCCTCTGTGAGAGTGACGAGCTCTGCCATGTTGCCTCCTCTGTCCGGAGGCGACACGCCGCCGGAAGCTAGATGCCTTCGTAGAGCGCCAGGAACTCCCGCGCCCACCTGACTTTGTCTTCGACTCGCTGGCCTGAAGGCTGCGAACGGGTCCACAGTTCAAGGTTCGCCAACCGGTTATCAGCCCGGTCACCGTTCAGATGATGAACGTTTTCCTCGGGAAGAAGCGCCCGGCCAAGGTATTCCTGCATCACCTTGCGATGTTCCAGAACGTGACCGCTTTTCGCCGCCCCCGGATAGTCCGTGCCGACATAGACCAGGACGTAACCACCGCTGTTCCGTTGACGGGCTGGGTTGGCCAGAGCGTAGCTTCGCCGGCAATCTCGCGAGCAGAATGTCTGCTTGTGGAACTGGCTTATCGCCCGCTCGACGCTTACACCGCATTGACGGCATGGACGGGCACCACGCTTGCCTGCGTAACGACGAGCGTTGCTGTCGGCTCGGCGGCTTGTGAAGTACGGCGACACCACATAGCAGTCGCGACTGCAAAAGGCATGTTCGCCGAAGGCGGCAGGAGCCCGGGTGATGTCTATGCCGCACGTCTCACACGGCTTAGTGATTCTGCCTATGCGGGCTACAGCACTCCTGCACGGAATGGAACAGACGATGTTCTTGGACCTGAGCTGACTCGGGTACCGCAAAACCGACGCTCCACAGACACAACATTCCCGCACAACCCGGTTATCAGCCACATGACTACGTTACCACGGCTGTGCGAGAATGTTATTAGTGTCTAGGATCCAACTGCGTGAGTATATACACAGAAGGCCGCGGGGTCAGCAACTACGAAACCGTAGTAAGCCTCGACCAAAAGTAACACGAGATTTTCCTGAAAGGCACTGTGGGTGACGCTGTTGGCGTCGACATAGGACGCCTCCTGGCTGATCTTCACCGAGATATCCATGCCGACGCCATAGGCGCACTGCGACCAGTCGCCGCCGACGGCCCGGAGGCCGGTGTCGGTGCTGGTTGCCTGGGCGGTCGTCACCGACATGTTGGCGCCGCCGGTCAGGCCCGAGCCGTCCGCTGTGATCGGCGCGCCGACCGAAGCGAACGTGACGGTGAACGGACCGGTGCCGGTCACGGTCGCACCCGCGGCCGGGCTGCCACCGTAGGGAGTCCCAGGGGCGAGCGCCTGGATGGCCGACTGGATGGTGGCCGCGCTGGCGTTGTAGGCGATCGGCGCAGTGGTGTAGCCGCCGACGGTCAGCGTGAACGTGCCGCCGGTGGGCGCCCCGTTGATCGTGACCGTCTGGACCTTCTCCCCGGAGTACCGGTACACGCCGGACACCCCGGCGTTGTAGGAGACCGGGTAGCCGATCAGGCTCCCGAGGGAGCCTTCGCCGACGTTGGCGCTGGGGTAGCCGTCGACCAGCAGAGGCCGGCCGTTCACGTCCACCGACAGCTTCAGCTCGGGCTTGAGGCGCGGGTCGGCGGCGAACCCCGAGAAGTCGTACGACATCGGGCCGGCGGCCACCAGCTGCTCACCCTTGACCAGGTCGGCGTAGACGCCGCCGGCATTGGCGGCGGACGCGCCGATCACCTGGGTGTTGGTGGTCTTCGCCAGATAGTCGGAGAACGGGCCGGGACCGCCGGTCGCGTAATCCTTGCCGTGGATGCAGGCGTAATCGAACGCCCGGGCGATCGCCGTCGGCAGACTGTTCTCCAGCTGCGTGTACAGGCCAGCAGGGTTGGTCATGGCGACCTCCTGCGACATCGGCAGCAGCAGAGCCACCTTCTTGCCGACCATCGTCTTGACGCCGACACCAGCTGCGCCGGTCGGCTTCACGCCGCCCTCAGTCACCCAGCCGGCGCGGGGCAGGTCGAGCGACACAGGGATGGCGGTCTGGGCGTTCACGGCCAGCGGGACCCGCTGGGCCAGCGACTGGACCGCGCTGGCCTCGCGGGCCTTCTGGAAGATAGGACCGGTGATGGTCGGGGGGAGTAGGAGAGGTGCTACGGACGAAAGCTGGTTGGCCATTTTCGGCTCCTGACGTTGAGATTGGTGGGTTCGCGTGGCGTCGCGGACCTGCCGTCACGCCGGAGGGTTCAAAACGGGGCCCCAGACCTGCTGGGATTACTGCTGGGGGGCTCAGATCAGGCGGTCAGCGCCGCAGTTGGCCGGACAGCAGAGCGGCGAACTCGGAGGCCGGATCGGACGCCCTGGATCCGCCGGCACCCTGCGCTCGGTTCGGGGCCGGAACCCGCGGGGCAGGCGCATCGGTCGATCGCCGGTAGTGAGGCTTGCGTTCCAGGAGGGCGCCGAGATCCTTTCGGATGGCTTCCTCGTCGATCGTCCCGCCCGAGTCGAGATACTTGGCCGGGTCGAGGGCATTCGCGGCGTCGGACGGATCGGCGAAGTCCGTGGCGGCGAGCGCCTGGATCGTGGACTTCACCGAGGCGGAGCGCCAGCGGTCGGCCTCGGACTGCCAGCGGGTCGCTTCCTCTGTCTTGCGCTCCAGCTCGGTTTTCGACGCCTGCTCGAGGCGGTCGTACTCGGCCAGCTTGCGACGGGCGTCATCGTCGAGCACCGGACGCTGGGCCAGCTTCTCCTTGTCGGACCGCAGGTTCTGGATGAGATTCCACGCCTTCTCGGCGTCGAAGTCCTCGCCCCATGGCGGTGCTGGCGGAGCGGCAGGCGGCTGACTCTCCGGCGGGGTCACTTCTTCTGGCATTTCGGCCCTCCTGGGGCTGGTTACTGGCCCACACCTCGCGGGCTCAGATCGGGGTGGGCGTCAACCGCTTGGCGGAACGCCCTCAGCGCCGCGGAGCCCCGTAGGCCGGCCGTGGACCGCCGGTAGACCGCCTGGGCCTCCCTGATGCGAGCCGGCGGCTCGTAGGCGGTAAAAACGGGCTCTGCGTGACAGCGGCAGTTCGTATGCGTGAGGAAGTCAGCGGAGTGCTGTTTGTAGACCGCGCCGCGGGTGGCGAGCATCAGGCAGAAGGCGCAGGCGCCCGGCTCGGTGATCCTCGCCCACCCCTTCGCGTGACGATCCCTGGCCGCGTTGTCGGTCACCGTCTGGCGACCCACGTCCAACACCAGGCGCTCGGAAACGGCCACGACATTGGACTGGGCGGCGGTCACATCCGGCGAGGCCGCCCAGAGCGGTTGGGTCGCCCAATCCACCGTCTTCGCCACCTGTTCGAGCGGTGGCAGAGGTGCCGGTCGCGGCGTGAAGGGGCCGACCACACCGGCCGCCACACGCTGATCCCGGTAGAACCGGACAGCCATGGCCCCGGCCGCCAGCCCGTACCGGCGGACGATCGCCCCGACTGCGAGCTGGAAATTCGGCAGCGACTTGCGCAGGTTGGCGACATCGAGCGAAGCCCACGCCGCCGTCAGATCGCCGGCCATGACCGACACCAGCCCCGACTGGGCGGCCTGTGCCGCGTCGGCGTTACTTGCCGGCGGGGGGGGCACTGGAAGGAGGAGGAACCGGCGGGGTGGCCGGCAGGTTCGGCGCTGGCGGATTCGACGGCGGCGGGTTCGACGTGGACCGGTTCGACCCGGCCGCCGCTTGCTTCCCCGAGGGGAGAATATCGTTCGCGATCGACTTGTCGACCCTGGCCTCCTTCGCCTGGAGGCTGTTTGCCAGCTCGGCCAGGATGGAAGCCCCGGCGTCGACCTGGCGGTCGATCGACAGCGCATCACGCTCGGCGTTGCTGTAGCCGAGACGCTTCAAGATGACGTCCGACGTGGGCGGCACAGCGCCCATCTGCACCTGCTTGAAGATGGCCTCCGAGGTACCCGTCGGCGTCGGCGTGGCGGCATCCACCCAATCGGTCGCCAGCCGGTTGAACTCCGGCGGCACCTGCGCTCCGCCGTTCGCGAACCGCCACACCAGCCGCTGCACCTGCTCGAGCGGCGTCGAGAACTGCCGCTGCACCTGAGTGGCCCGGCGGTCGACGCCTGACTCCGCCACCCGGATCGCATCTGCCGACGCCGGGTTCGCCGTCGTCGTCTGGCCGAAATAGGCCGGCGGGAACTGCGTGTACGACGCCATCAACTGGGCGTGCTCGTCGATGATCTTCGTGTAAACGGAGGGGTCGTAGGCGGTGAACTGGCCGACCGTCGGGACATGGCCTTCCTCGTCGCGCTCGAAAGCCAGCATCTTCGACAGAACCATCTGGATCGCCGACTTCGGGTTGCCCTGGGCGTCCTGGAAGTCCGACTCCGACGCCCCGAGGATGTAGCGGTGAGGGACGCTGTAGAACTCGCGGGCGATCTCCATCCCCAGCAGCGACCGGCATGCCGAATCCGTCGTGTTCATGATCGCCGGGCTGATCTCCGACCGGCCCTCCCGGTTCACGGACCGGGCCCGGTTCGGGAACCGGACCACCGGCACCTCCCCGAAGTTGTGCTCGTCGCGGTCGTCGATCGCCCACGACGACGACTCCGCCGACCTCGACATCGACACCGTCACATCCGGCAGGTACAGCACCGCCCGGTAGATGCCCTCCACCTCGTAAGACTGGAAAGCGGCCATGGCCCGGCGCGTACGCGGATCCCACGACATCGACAGGTTCAGCGGCGACTCAACCGTCACCAGCGGCGAGTCCCCGGGCGTGTCCGGCGACCCGACGATCATGTAGCCCCGGCCGTAGACCAACGAGTCGAGCCAGCACAGCGTCTGCTCGGCGTCCATGTCGTTCGCCTGCCAATGCTCGGCCAGCTCGTCATCGACATCGGTGGCGCCCGGCAGGCGGAACCCGTCTACCGTGCAGCGCTGCACCAGAGTGTCCACGGCGATTCGGGGCCAGTCCACCACCGTCCGCACGCCCGCCAGCTGCGGAGGGATCGCCACGCCCAGATCCCGGAGCCGCTGCGTGCCCTCGTAGTACGAGTTGTGGACCATCCCGTAGGCGGCCTGCATCGACATCTTCACCGACAGGCCGTTCACCACGGCCTGCTCGTCCTCGGATAGGCCCGGGACGGCCGGGGCGGGAAGGCCGGCGCCGAACAGCGGCGGCAACAGCGACGTCATAACCGACATGGCCCACCGCCTTTCCGTCGTTCTCAGGCCATCC